GAGTAACCAACTCATCTTGTGGTTCCATCACTTTTCATCTCCAAGGAATTTTGCCAAGGGATCTTTTCTAGTTTTTACAATTGCTACAGCTCTTTTGTAAAACATATTGTCTGTGTTTCCAGACTGTTCGAAGGTCTCCTTGATCTTCACCCAGTTCTCGTAGGTGTGTTGATCCATAGGTCCTGTTGTTTAGTATCTACTAGCTATAATAGTAAGTAGTTTAAAACTGTCAACTATGTGTTGGTTTCAAGAAAGTGTTGAAGAAATTATTAAGGAACGAAGTAATTGTACCCAAATTGTTCGTCAAATTTTTTCCATTGCCATGAGTTAAATGGTTTTACTGGAGATGCATTATTAAGATTATCAGCGTTCGCTCTAAAGTGATCAACAATAGATTCAAAATACTCGTCACTATACAATCTACTCAGACATTTTTCTTTAGCAAATCTCCAAAACTTAGTATCGTATATTGAACCGCCGTGATAAATGTAACATATAAAAGTTTCAAGAAACTTACAATAGATATTAAAAGTTTCATTTATCTGTTGTTCCGTGTATTCACCTTTTATATAATCATAGAAAAATTTATTGGCTTCGTCATAATAGTAGGTAGACAAAGCTTCAATAGGTTCAAAGAATAAAAATCTGTTTCCATTCTTCAATATTCTGCCATCTAAAATTTTCTTAGCATAATATGGTTTAAATTTAAACTCTTTTAAAGAAAGAGAATTTTTATCAACTCCGAATATTTCAGATATATCTTCTATACATTCTTCCTTCGAAGAGATAGTATCATTATATAAGTATCCCCAAGATTGCCTGGTCTTTAAAGGTATACCAAACATCCACCCATTCTTAGTTGCTTTATGATGGGTAAACTCCCAGTCACCAGGTTCATCAATCACATGCACTAAACAATGATTAAGTGGAAGATAATCAGAGACAACATATTCGTCATAATTTTCAGGATATCCCCTACAATCCACAACATAATCATATAACAATTGTTCACCACCAACATTAACTAAAACTTTTTCATTTAGGTTGTAAAGTTCTTCAACCTTTCCTGTCTTGATTTGGAATTTATTCCCCCATTTTGTTCTTAATCTATCAAACAAAAAATCTCTCAATTTAAAATTGTTAAAATGTATACCATAAACTGAAGTATCAATCAAACTGGTAATATCATGATTTCTCCAATTAGAATATTTTACGTAATGTTTTATAGTTGCGTCAATTTTATCTGCATCATGAGCAAATGAAAAATCTGCTGCTAAAAATAGGTTATATGGAACTCTAGGTGTTGTGCTTTCACCAACACCAATAATATCAATATTGGGATCATAGATTGAAGTAACTTCCCAACTACTATCTAACCAAGTGCAAAAATGATTTATTGATAGAAGACCACCAGTACCTGTTCCTATAATCGCTATTTTATTTTTATTCATGAACGTACCATCCTGTTGCAACATACTTATAACCATCACACGATGGACCAAAACCCCTATGCGTATGAGTCCAATCTGCTGGCCAAATCAATGTTTTTCCAGCAACTGGAACATAATTTTTTTCTTGATACTTATATTCCGTTTGACCACCAAATTCTACATCATTTAGGTAAGTCATGTAAACCAAACACCTTTTCCTCGTATACCCCCCAGACCTTTCAAAATGCCATTGTTTAAAATGACCAGTTCTATCATATCTTTGAATTCTTAACCAAGTTGAAGTAAAGGGTGGTAGAGATTTTGCATCTGGATATTCTACCAAATACTGTTCCAAACACTTCTGAAGTTCTTCATGGTATGCAGTGACGATAGGAATATTTTGAAAATCATGGCATTCCAAGTCCGTACTCTTTTTTCTTTCTAGATCCTCAGAATCTTCATCTATGGATCCAGTAGAAAAATAAGTATTGACTTTTCCAGCATATTGAGATTTGGGATTACTTTCAAACAAATATATTAATTGCCGACATAATCCACTATCAATATAATACTCACCAATAAAATTTTTCATTACAAAAAAATAAATTTAAGAAGGTTCAGTAGGCCAAACTACATTGAAAATAGATGTGTAGGTATTAGTTATATCACGTAGAGACTGTCTATATGTCGTCCAATCAGAATCATTAGAAAGATTAACATCTCTACTTTGAGTCCAATCACAATCTGCCAATCTTTTATTTCTCTCTTCTCTAAGCATTATCAATTCAACTACAGGACCAACAACATCATATCCAACTGGAAAATCGTCTCTACTTTGAGAGATTTCTTCATTTTCTAATGTCCACTCTACAACATTGTAGAACTGAAGTTCTGCTTCATCTGATGAAGCAGCATATGTTGTTACACCAGTTTTAGTGTATGCACACAGTTCTTCATCTATTATAACACGAAAATTAGTATATCCTAATTGTCTTAGTGCCTTTTCTAAGTTAGTCATTTCTAGTACCTAAAAATACAGTAACCATTTTGACCAGCAGTATTATCTCCAACAACTCCTCCTGCTATACTACCAGGTTTGTTTGTACTCCATCCAGATCCACCAGAATTTACAGTAGATCCACCAGTGACTCTACCTGTATTGTAATATCCAGAACCACCGCCAGCAGATCCATAACTATTTCCACTATTACTATTTCCACCAGCACCTCCACCATACCATCCACCGCCGCCACCGGCACCTGAGTTGGTACATCCACCTCCAGTTCCAGCATTTCCACCCTGAAGTTGAGATCCAGAGTTACCACCATTACCACAAGGAGTAGTACTAGCACCACCACCGCTATTTTGGGTTCCACCTCCGGCACTACGTGCATTGCCGCCGTTAGCACCACCACCACTACCAGCAGTTTGACCTGGATTATTATGGCTTACACCACCACCGCCGCCGGCAACAGCAATGATATTAGACGCACTTCCGGTTCCATTTTCATTATAGATGTTGGTAGATCCACCACCTCCACCACCTTTGCAACTGTGCTCCCAGTTTCCGTGCCCTCCGTTTGGCCAACCTCTATTTGAAGTTGATCCAACCTGTCCACCTTGAGCGACTTGAACATAAAGATTTCCAGTAATACTAGTTATAGTTCCAGAAGTTTTTCCACCGGCTCCCGTAGTACCACCACTACAACCACCAGAACCACCAGAACCGCCCCATATTTCAAATTCTACGGTAGTAACCCCACCAGGATTAGACCAAGTTGCAGTACTTCCAGTATAACTAAAAGTGGCAGTTACAAGAGCTTTGATAGTAATACTAAATGCTCTAGTAGCAGTTCCACCTTGATCATCTTCTACAGTAACCTCAAAATTTGATGTTGTATCCGAACCCACTGAACTTGGTGTTCCACTAAAAGATCCGTTTGAATTGAGAGACATTCCACTAGGAAGAGATCCCGAAGAAACAGTATAAGAAATAATAGCAGCTCCACCATTACCGCTAGCAGAAAGAGATCCCAAAGAAGAAGCAGCAGTTGAACGAGATTTATCGTAAATGGATCCTAGAGAACCTGCTGCAGTATTCCATGTTGGTGGAACAGAAGACAGTGATCTCCAACTAGTTCCGTCCCATATTTGTCCAATACCATCAGTAGAATTGTATATACAAGATCCAGCAACGACTCCAGTTAAAGTATTTCTCTGTGTTGTAGTAAAAGTACCAAGATTTAGTTGATGCTGTGACCCAAGGACAAGTTTATTTCCTGTCTTATCAAATATTAATCCAGCATCACCACCTGTAGATCCACCATCATTAAACAATACTTGAGTATTGGATCCACCTATAGGTCCAGTGATTCCTTGAATACCTTGTGTACCAGTTGTTCCTTGAGCACCTGTTGCACCTTGAACTCCCTGTGTTCCAAAAGTTCCTTGGGCACCGGTTGTTCCTTGAACACCATTAAATCCCTGAGAACCTTGGGTTCCTTGGAGACCCTGAGTGCCTTGAAGTCCTTGAGTACCTTGAAGTCCCTGAGTTCCTTGGAGTCCTTGAGTACCCTGTAAACCTTGAGTTCCTTGTAAACCTTGTGTACCCTGAACTCCTTGTGTGCCTTGAACACCTTGAGTACCCTGAATACCTTGAACACCCTGAAGAGCAACTTCAGAAACACTTGCCCAACTAACACCCACTCCAGTGGAAGTTAGAACAGAATTTCCAGCACCAACATTTACATGAGTATCATATAAGATACCCTGAATTTCTACAGCATTAAAGGTAGAAATACCAGAAACATTGATCCGTGTATCTGTTGGAAGACCAACTGCACCAGTTAGATTAAAACTTCCATCTGTTGCTGTAATAGTATCAGTTTGTCCGTTAATCTGAATACCCATTTATCACAAGACTTTTTGAGTATTTATGTAAAACGGAAAGGGTGGGATTCGAACCCACGGTGCTACTAACACGGCAGTTTTCAAGACTGCTACCTTAAACCACTCGGTCACCTTTCCAGGTTTGTGTTATAATATACTATATCTATTTCAATTTGTCAAGTGCATATTCAACCATCAGATAAGAGAAAGAAGTTTGAAAAACTCTTGAAAGAACTTGGATATAGAGATAGATCTCCTGTTTATCCAAAAGAAGATAAAAGATACCAACAGGTAAACTTTAAATGTAATGATGGTGCGATGGCAATTTATACCTTCGTTATATTATATCAGACAAAAAAGAGTTATCTCTATCTTGAGTTCTTAGATCATTATAACTCACCAGATGTAAAAGATAAACTTAAAGCACTAGCAGAAAGAATTCATTTTCATGAAAAAGGTAGACTGGCAGAAGTTGGATATGAAGTTAAGTACACAAAACAACCAAGTGAATTTTCATTAGAAGAGAGAAAGAAAATCTTCTATGAATTTATCAAATACACTTACGAAAACTTACATGATGGTATCGTAAAGATCAAACCAAAACCTGGTGATATCCTAGCAGCAAAACCTCATGGTCCTAAACTGAATGATGGATTTAATGAGTCATCACTAATTGTTGGAAAACGCCAAAGAGCATTGGTTGCCCGTAAATTTGGTTTTGGTGATCTACAAGAAGATGGATTTCAGTATGCTCGTTATGATGAGAACTGCGATCTACATCCTATCTAATTTCAAAGTCTAGTTTTCTTACCTTTCTTTGGCGTCTTGCTTCCTGCCACAAAATGTCTTCTTGAGAAAGAACTCCTCTTTTAGAATTCTGCTGATAGGAATTCAACATAATGACATTCGATAAATCAAGTGCCGAGATCTTGTCACCACGAATAGTTGCCATGTTTGGACAACCACATGTGACAGTCTTATTATGATGCCCCTCTAACTCCTTACCACAGGAGCGGCATCTAATCTTTATATTATCCATCTTATGATGTGATCTACTTCTTCAGTTTTGA